AATTTGTAAATACCAGTTGCACTTGCATTTACGGAACTAAGAAAAGTTTTTGTAGGTAACGCACCTGAAGTGCCAGGTAATATTTTTGCTGAAAGCAGGCCATTGGTGTCGCAGACAAAATAAGTTGGCTGCAGACTAGAATCATGGACCACAACAAAATATTTTTCAGAATCATACTCCCATATTTTACTTGCCAAACCTACGCTGCGCTTAATAACTGCAGCTGCTCCCATAGAGTCACCACTAATATCATAAAGCGCACCTTTAACCAGGTGGTCATACGTGTTTGTGGCATTCAGTGTGTAGATAATCTGCAGATCACCTGCCTGGGTGACAATCATGCTGCAGTTGTCAACCTTAGTTGCTGTTCCTTCGACTGTGTGGGTTGCTTCGACTGTAAGCAGGCTTTTTAGCCTTTTTATTTTCAGTCCAGCGGATGCGGTGGTGGTTGCATACCCTACATATATACGTTCTTCATCAGCAGGTGCAGTATTAATTTTGTCTGCGCAAACAGTTAGCGTGTCAGACGCATTTGTGGATGTAATAGTGACCACACTTGGATAACCGGAACCAGGTGTTCCCACTGCACCCTCAGTGGTCAAATAACCAACATCAATCCTGGTTGCACCTGAATTGTTATAGGCAAAAACACCATTGCCAAAATCAATATCATCACTATATACAGCAACATCATAAGTAGGATTTGTGTTATTAACTACTGAGGAAACAGTGTTTGCTGTTTTAAATGTAACCGGATTATTTATGTCAACTTGAACAGTTTTAAGCAGGTGTGGGGATGCACTTGTGTCCAGGTAGCACAATGTAGGATTTGGACCTAAACGGATGCAGCGGGGATTTATTGCAGTTGCATCAATTAGAGTTGCAGCCTGGATTATTGCACCTGAAACTGAGTCTAAAACTGAGGCATAAACACCTTCAAGCACACCTGCACTTGTGTATTGTTCCCAGGCAAAGAGTTGCAAACCTGAAGCTATACAGCTGTCCTGGTTCTTTGCTTCAGAAGTGTTCCTGACTATATCATCACTATCAATTTTAACACTCTGGAATCCACCCTTGTCTATCCATTTCTCCACTGAAGAAGAATAGCTGTATAATTTAGATCCGCTAAACTCCAGAAGTTCATCCTGGAATGAGGTTAGACCATCACCGGATGACAATAAATCTGTTGTACCAGAAATTGTTTGCGGAAGTGCAGAATAGCCCAGGCGTTTTGATATTTGGGAACCTACAGTGTACCTGCCATTTTGCAGGTCCGTAAGTGCAGGCGTGAGTTTTGGATCATTTTTGGTATCCAGGCCAGCAACTATATCAACCGGAATTAGTGTTTTTTGCAGGGGCATTGGATTCTTTCATGTCAACCAGGCATTGTCTGTAACCGATTAAACGCTGCTGGCGCGTTGCTAATTCATTTATTTTGGTTGCTATTGATTCTAGTTCCTGGTCCACTTTCTTGATTAATTCATCTGGATTTGTTAAATCATTTGTTAAATCATCTTTTTTTTCTGAATCCGCTTTAGCCACTATTTATCCTTTATATTTGTTGTTGTCCGATTGTCATTATGCGTTCTCTAGTGCGGTTACTTTTGCTGAAAGTTCTTGGATTGCTTTTATTAAAACTGGAACCATATATCCAAATTCCATTCTCCAAGGAATTATGGTTTCTCCATCCTCTTCATCTACTGCATCAGGCAATGTCTCTAATGTTTCTTTGTCTCTCGGTGCATGCACACAAAATGGTAAAATGTCGATTACTTCTTGGGCAATTAATCCAGTCCATTTCCCTCGTACATTTCTGTTGTTGTAACCTTTATCACTTGGATCATTCCATGTAAAATCTTTTACAGCTAACTGATTCAGTTTTTCTAAGCCATTTATTTCTGTATCAACAATGTTATCTTTTAATCGTACATCTGAAGATGTAGTTACAGTCAGGTCCCCCCAATACAAAGTTATTGGTGTTATACCAGAAGATGAACTTGACAACCTCCTACCAGCAGAAAAAGCAGTAGTGGCTATATGAAGATGATCTCCAACACTCACTGATCCTGCCGTATTAATATCGCCAGAGGAGTCGATGGTCATACGAGTAGAGTTGGATGTTTCAAACTTTATTGCTCCTGACTCGTAATTGTCAAATACCACATCACTTCCATTCATTTCTATCAAAAGACCTTTACTAGACCCTGAACCAGTTGTACTATTTTGCAATCTTATTGCTGGATTTGTGGTCCCATAAACTTCAAGTGGTTTGTTTGTTGGAGTTTTACCGATTCCCACGTTGCCATCAATAATTTTTGATTTTGAACCTATTTCATTTACTATTCCACTCATGAGTCTCTCCTTTATGGTGCTGCGAATTGTTGATCAATGTAGGTACAATAAACATCACAATTTTGACCGCCAGTAGCCATTCTTAGCTCATCAACTCCTGTAATAGAAATTTTATCATTAAGCACAAATATACCTGCGGCTGGAATAGTGGGTCTTACTAATATTAAATAACTCCCAGTACCTTCTGGATAAAATCTCAAATAAAAATCCGTTTCAGTACCACCCCTATTACCTACAAATAAAGAAACAATTGTGTAAATATGATCCGCATCTCCATCAATTAAAGTAACTTCTGGATCATCATCTACGTTAGTTGCATGGAATCTTCTCAGAACCTCTGTTCCTGCTCCAGATGGGCCTGTTGTACTTGGGTTTGCCATAATTTTCTCCTAATATCCTAATGTAAGTGCTTGATGTGTTGACGATTGCATAAATGCTCCTTTTTGTTTAATTTTACCTGTTGTTGATGTTTCCAAATCCTTACCTGCCGATAGTGCAGTGTCCTGACCTAGAGTTATTCCTGTAGTTGCAGTAATGGTTAATGTGCCATCATCTGTAATAGTGTTATCTGTAATGACAAGACCACCTACAGTAAAGTCTGTGGTTGCATCACAGGTGGTAAATTTACCTGTTGAATGTGAACTTGCACCAATTGCTGTACCGTCAATTGCACCTGCATCAATATCAACCTTGCTGATATTAACTTCCCCGCTACCATTTGGTGTTATGTCGATGTTTCCATTTGCTGCATCTGTGATTGTAATGGTCCCTGAATTTGTACCTGCATTTGTGTCCAGGACCAGATCATGCGCACCTGAAGTTGTAAGTTTCCCTGAAGCAGATCCGCTGCCAATTACAATCTCACCTGTTCCATTATTAACCAGGGAAATATTACCATTGGCTGCATCTGTAATAGTGATATATGAGCTGTTGGTTCCACTGTTGGTGTCCAGGATAAGATCATACGCACCATTGGAAGTAACTTTGCCAGTTGCACCTCCATTACCTACCAGGACAAATCCAGTTCCATGTGGTTTCAGTGCAATGTTATTATTTGAATTGCTGGTAGCAATATTGATTGCACCTGCATAACTGGTTGCAGTTGTCAGGAATGTGCCATTTTCTGAAGGAACGTAGATGGTTCCGCTTGATCCAGACACACCTGCATTTGCAGCAATTGTCACATAGTCTGTATCACCAGTATTATCATTAGTATATTTGAACAGCAGCAGATCCGCGTGCGCCATTTTTCCATAATCTTCATTCGATTGGTCAGTGAAGAAGTTAAAAGTTTTACTGCCATCTGCGTATGTTACACCGGCATCAGTTGAAGTCATGCCCGAAATACTCCCACTGCCCGCATTAACTGCTGATCCAGTTGTGATCTGCACTGCAGTTCCAGATCCATTTCTCCAGTACAAATTCCCGCTTGCCTGGTAAACTGAGTAGGCAGTTGTAGCAGCTGTAGCAGTAGAGAAAATAACATTTTTCAACTCAGTTGCACTGTACTCATTAAATTCCAGGTCTGCATTTATATTAACTCCAGCTGGTGTTATTCTTACGCCTTTATTGGTGCTGTGATCGTGACCATCGACTGCATCCAGGGAAGTGTTCAGATCCGTGGCCCATTGCGGACCGGTGGTTGTCCCAATGCCAGGTTTTGCAATGCTAGTTATGTTTGTTCCTGCTGTTGCCATAGTATTTTCTCAGAAAAAGAATATATCTGCAGTGACGGTTCCACCTGCTTTCAGGATAATTGTTGTTCCTGGAAAGTCATTTGCAGTTGCTGATTCGTAAATTACCTGGGCTGCATTTTGTTTCAAAATTATCCAACCTTCAGGTGCTTGCTCTAAACCGTGATCCACAATTGTGTCTGAGGTGGTAATCTCTAAATCCTGGACACGATTGCCACTTGCAAAAGGCAGCTGAAATAATGGATTCAGCGCAGTGGCAATATAACCCATCTGCTGATCTGTTGCTGCATTGCCGGTAGAGAGTTGCGTAAATGTAATACCACTCATGCTGTTGCTGTGTTCCAGAGACTGTTGTAATTACTTACATCAACAACAGTTGTTGGTTCTCCCAGGTCACGCATTTCAGAGACTGCAATAATTCTTTCCTGGACCTGCTGCTTAATCGCAAATAATGCAGAAATATCTGCTTCTTCTTTAATGAGGGCCGAAATTGCTGTTGCGATAATAACGTACTCATCCCACCCACTGTAAAAGTCATACCTGCTTTCAATGCTCCCATAGATTGATGGATCTGAAAGTGCGGATGAGTTTAAATCTGTCACAACAGTGGTTGCAGTGACTGAAGAAATTGTCTGCGTTACATTATAATCTGCAGCCAGGAAATCTTTTGCATCCAGCAAGTCACCTGCCTGTAAAGCGTGTGTGCCAATCGTCCAGGTTGTTGTTGCTCCGCGTGAAATTCCTGTAGGTGTGTATTCCTGAAACTTCCTGGGTGAAGCAATGTAGTAAACTGTTACAGTGTCACTTGCGCTTGGTTCAGGATTGAATACTATTGAATTTGATTGAATGTGATAACGCATATCTGAAGCTACAGAATATAGCCCGCCAACATTGCGTTCAGAGAAATTGTATCTACGGAGTGGAACCTTTGCACCACCGGTGTTTAGGTCCACACCCCGCGATTTGTAGAAATCTGTAGGAAGATCGTAAGTTGCAGTCCCGCCTGTCAAGGAAATTGTACCGGATTTTAGAAAGTAATCTTCACTGTTTGCTGAAGTAACTATCAGATCATACAGCTCTGCGTACCCTCGGTTAATCATCCTGCGCCACTCATCATCAGTGATGAATTGGCTATTTTCCATGTCAGCGCGTTGCTGCGCTAAAAGACGCAGCTCTGACAAACTTACAATATCAGTCATTTCTCTACCTTCAATAACTGTTATAAATTCCGTGAATAGCGTCCAGGACAGCTTCGCTACTTCCGCTTTTTACTGCGTCAATAAGCTCTTCTGCCATTTCATGCTGTTCCTCAGAATATTCCTCCATTTCTTCTTCATCTTCGTATTCATCATCAAAGTCATCATGGGGTTCAGAGTGTCTTTTGCCCTTCTTCCCCAGGATAATCATTGCTGTGTCTTTCCCTCCTGACATCATAGATACCTCCTTTATTTGGTCATATCAGTGTTGCGGAGAACTAAACAAAAGTGAATACGGTTATTTGCATTTGCTGCAATATCAGCTGCACTTGCAGTTGTTATTACATTAATCACAACTGTTTTTGCACTTGCAACATCAATTGCCCCAAACTGGACCTTTGTATCTGCAACTGCATTCAAAGCTACGGAACACGTTGCTGATAAAACGCCAGGATAGGTGTCACCCAAAGTGACTGTGAATATTCCCACACCACCCCTGGCTACTGTCCACCCTGCGCCAGTATTGCTGTCATTATCGACTGCACTACTGCCATTGGGTTTGAATGATCCTGCAATTATCTTGACATGAGGATTAAGTGCCTGCATGTCAAAGAATATTTTTTCTGCCATATTGTCCCCTTTCGATTATGGTAAGGTTACAACACAATTCCGACCTGGGCCACTGCAGCCCAACTGTGAGTACGAATGTACACGCACTTCTATGCCGTCATCTGCAGACTGTCTCAGAACACGGTTGCCGTCCAACTCTGTGAGTTGCACTGCAGATCCGATAGACATTAAAGACCAAGTCCCTAGTTCCAGCATATAAGCAGTTCCTCCAGGACAATCTTTGTCTGGGACAATCTTTACAACACCGTGAGGTGCGTAAAACTCCAAACTCCGATAACCGGAAACGGAATCACTTTGTTTCACTTCCCGCTGAACCTGGGCGTTCATGGCCTTTTCAATGCTGACAAAATCAGCAAATGAACAGAACATATAGTCTGGTTTCCCACCTTCGCGAGCTGCTAATGCTGCCCCCTCAATGAGTGCCTCAAGTATCGTACCTGAACTGCCGTCATACCTCT